TCAATATTCGAAAGTACCAGGCATTTAAGAAAGGAGTAAGCGACGCGGTCCTTACGATCGGTTTTCATTTTCATGATAAAATCTTCAGCAACGCGCTCCATGGAGTTCTTTACTTGCTGAATACGTTTAAAATCACCGGTATCGGATACTGAGTCAAGAAACATGATTTCTACATATCGGTTTTTAAGTGTGGAGTCCTGTTGGCCATTGTAGGAGATGGTCAGTTTATCCATGGTCACCAGTGGGTAACAAATACTTTTTGCGTCCTGCAGTTGCTGTTCGTCGTTCAGTTCAATAAAATGCTTATGATCTTCGTCATCTACTACATGTAGTATATCCACATGCTTTACGCAAAGATTTTCGGTATATTCCGTAAAGTCGGATAGTTGGTTATTTGCCATTGCGTTTGAATTCTTTTAGTCGTTTATTGATCGTTTTAAAGGCCAGTATCGCACTCATTGACTTGTATGAATCATAGTTCAGGATATCATCCCCCACCAGACTGTCGAGTATCGAGTTCCAGTCAGGCCGTCCGGGTTTCGCGGGTTGTTTGAATTTTCGTTTTGTTTCCGGTTCATCTTCCGGATCGGATTTTTCAAAAATAAAACGGAATGTCTTCGATAGCCAGTCACGAAGGAAAACATAATTCAAAAAAATAGCATACTGTGTTGCTTTATCTACTTGAAATGCAATATGTCTTACACGCCTTTCAAAATCGATCTCTGTTACCTTTTCATTTTTCTTCAGATAAATGGCAGCAACTAACCGGCAAAGATTATCTTCTGTAGGTTCGTTGGCATAGTCAAAAAAGAAGGTGTCAAACAGGCTAAAATGTTCGAACGATACATCCCTTAATTTACCGGCCGGTGAAAGCAATTTTGTCCCCGGTATTTCTTCCATATAAAAGAAGTTCACCGTTCCGGTAGGTTTGGTGGCAAATCCGGCCAACTCAGTCAACCGGTATTGTTCGAACTTACTCATTCGTTTAACCAGGTTCTTTTTAATACCAAAATACCGGCTTATAAACTCAACATCTCCCAAAGGTTTTATATATATACCGGCACATGTAGCGAACTGGTTACAATTCAAGTCCTCCCAACGCTCCGGAACATTGATTTCTACCTGCCGGTGAAAAAAATGATATCTTGTATATTCTATCCTTACATTTTTCAAAATATTATACTTTTATTGGTTTCTCTTTTCTTTCCCCCCTTTAGGGGTTGGGGGTTCTTTTATTTCACGCCCAGAATGCTTTTTTATCGTTGTTATCCCGTTTCGGAATCTTTGATCCGGTACTGCCTACATACTGAAAATCCTTAGTCAGCATCTTTTCAGCAATCTTCCAGTATGCCAGTGCATCCGCTTCGGCCATGGTTGCCTGAGCGGTCATGCGTTCGTCGGGTACCAGGGAAGTATTCACAGCGTCGTCGGTATTCTTCAAAGTTTCGAAAAACAGACCTTTATCAGTCAGACTGCCTGTCTCACGCATAAGGCGGGCAACGGCATAGAATACCACTACCGGAATCAATGTCTCACGAAGTTTAGTATATTTTGCGTCCGGAGTTTCTTTGGCCAGTTCAGTGATCATGTCGGTGTAGGTAGTTCCCAGGCGGGGAGCAATGATGGTATTGATCACGTTCCGGAAATGAGGACGAAGCCTGAGGAATATAATACGGCTACCTGATATATAGTAGTAGTCATCCACTTCAGCAGCTGATCGGACAATCTCTGTTTTGGCAGAAGTGTTTTTATAATTGGTAAACGTGGCTTTTTCAGCTTCGAGGTAAGTAAGCAAATCATCCAGGGCACAGAACCCTTTTTCTTTCCAGCCTTTTTTTAATGCTTGTTCCTGGTATTTGTATGGAGTCTTAGTCGTTTCCGATTCCTGACGTTTCGCGCCGGAGTCACCAATGATCACCTGCATTTCGTCGTAATCATACCAGAACGCCAGCAATGCATTGGCACGCTGAGCCAGTTGCAGTAACCGGAGTTGTTTAGCCGTACGATTGGCATCTGCATAATACGCTTCCAGGTCAGTTACCAGGGCATCACCCAGCAACGTACGCAAAAACATTTCGAACGCATTCCGGAGCGGTGCCTCCATGGTGGCGAACTTTAGCGCATTGGATACGCTTATATAAGGCCGGATCTCGTTACTTGAATCCCATTTCTCTTTTGAAAATATCATGATCTTATAATTTTGAGTATACAAATTTATAACTGATCACGACCTATGAAAAGGACATAAAAAAGATTTACACAGATTGAAGAAAGGATTTACACAGATAAGAAAAAGAGATTGTCCACAGATTACACTGATTTACACAGATTAATACAAATAAAAAAACCCAACTTGATCCAGTTGGGTTTTAAAATCATATAAATCATATTAATCGCATAAATCACAGTTCAGACTGTACATAACCCATAACGGCACATATTCAACAAATTCAATCTTAAATCCCATTTCAGCCAGGCAAAGATTTAGCGTTTTAGTCGAAAAATCAATCATCTCATGAAGTTCATACTGCAGTTCCATGGATGTTTTGAATTCCTTTTGATCAGTGGATCCAATGGGTAGATAGTTAGCCAGTATAAATGGCTTTAGTGCTTCCCGTTCGGCCTTCTTTATCTTTTCAAGTTCATCCTCTTCCGGTTCCTGATCATCGGAACGGTCAAATCCTATTTTTTTACTCATAGTCTTAATTATTACGGGATATCAATAAACTCAGCAATGTCATTTTTAAACCGGCAGAAAAGAATTACTTTTTGATCCTTATTTTTGATCATTACTTTTAATTCAGGATCCACAGTCTTTTCTTCCTGATCGTATGCATTTTTAAGTTTGCAATACCCAAGCATATTTTTTAAAAAGTTTAATTGACCTCCCTCATCAAATTGCTTCCAGATATCTTCAACTAACAATACGCTAAATTTTTCTGCGGTAACCTGCATTAAATTTTTTGATATTAATTCTTCAGTTTCATGAATGAGTTTTGAAAAGGTTAATTTAGTAGTATCTTTTTTCATATGTTTTTTAATCACAAGTTAGTTTTTTTAATTTTAGTTGCCTTTGTCATAAAGGTAACTTCAGTTGAGGTTATTATAACCCTAACTGAAGTTTCAACCGAGGTTATTATAACCCCGGTTGAATTTAATTTATTCAGTTGTAAATTGAATCTCTATTTGTTTGTTTGCCTTTCTCCATTCGTCAATTGTCATTTTGCGGGTAACATTAATATTCTTTTCAATATCCTTTAAAATAACGTCTGCCTTACGGAAATTCAATTTTGCTTTTTCGCGTTGATCAAGTAAATCATCAGTTACCTTTTTTTGTTCAGCAAGGAAAATCTGAGGTTCCGCAAAGTGAGCAAATAAAACTTTGTAACATTCAATCTGATATTTTTCCACGGCTTCCTGGGCTTCGGGCTTTACATTTTTCGGGTTAATGGTAAACAGCCATCCGAATATAAATTCATAGGGTAAACATACCATTTCTCTGTCTTTTCCATCAGCTCCAACCATTACGCTCAGCGTAACAGTTGAACTTAAAAAATCATGCTCTTTTAACTTTGTAAATTGAGGTTCATAGGCAATCCCTAAGGCTTCACAAATTGGCTTAATAGGAATCATTTTTTCACCTTCTGTGGCCATAATTACCACATTGTTGATCGTTGCAATTTCGTTTGTTTTCATAACTTTTGATTGATTTAAATGATTTATATTTTAATTATGATGTAAAGATAATGTAATCATTTGTTAATCAAGTACATACATTTATTATTTATAGATGATTAACTATTGAGCGTCTTTCTTCCTATCTATACTGCATTCTTTCAACAGTCCATTCAATTCTTTCAAATCATCTTTCAACGATTTCACGTTAATGAGGTAATTGCTTATTTCTCTCATTTTTACGATATCATCGGTTACTACCTCAGTAAGGGCACCAACCAGATAATCATTCAATTCAAAAAGGCTTTCAATAGCCGAATCAACATGGCTTTCCTGACCTTCTGAGTAGGGTGCCATTTGTTTTAGAAAGTCGACCAGTTGATCAGTTACTTCCATTCCATTGATGATGGTCATATCGCTTCCCTCCCTTCCGTAAAGTTAAGTTCGAGGTTAAAGCCATCAGCCTTGAAGGTAAGACTGGAGTAATCGCGTTCGGAACGTAGGCATACATTGGTAGCGCCTGTAATTTCCTTTTTTGCCTGCAGGTAGAAATCCCGAAGGATTGACAGTGAATTTTCTTTGCTGATAATACCGGAATACTCTACCGGCGCTTGTTTCTTTGGTTTGGCAGGATAAGGCCTGCGGATGGTGGTTGTTGTCATTTGGGTAGTTGTTTGCATTTAAATTATATGGCATAAAAAAAGCGATGCCAATATCTCGCTGCAAACAACCACCACGGGGGGAGTATCGCCGTTCTTCACGGCCCGAGATATAGCATCGCTATATAATAATAATAAGTTTTTGGACATAAAAAAACCAGCACGTTAGCTGGGACAATGTCCCGTAAATGATTGTTTGCGTTGCAAAAGTGCGAATAGTTTTTGAATTGACAATGCAAAAATGAGATTATTTTTAAAATATTATTCTAATTTCCATTTAGCCAAAGCATATTCACCGCAATAATCAAAAATTAAAGTAAGTTCTTTGGGTTTTTTATCAAAAGTAAATCTTTCCGAATTACTATTTGAGAAATCAAATATTCTGGCATTATAGTATTTTCCGGCAGGTATTTTAGTAACATTCAATTTATAATCATCATTTAGTTTTAACGTTACATTATCATAATCAAATACATCGTTATTTTTAATTATCAATAATGTTTCAGTTTTACTCAATTTTGCGTTCAATACAATTGATTTAGGTTCTTCAAGTCCATATTTTTTAACAATGTAATCATTATATTTACTTGCTGAATAAAGAATAACAATCAAAATAGCGATAATAATCCAAAATACTTTTTTCATAAGATTTAAATTTAAATGGTTTGTATAATTAGTTCACAAAGATATAAAAAATGTTTAATTTATACTACATATTGATGTCAGGAGATGTCAGGAGATGTCAGCGGCTGCAAAAAGCATAAAAACCCCCGATACAATAGTACCGGGGCTTTCTTTCTTCTCTTCTCTTTCTTACTCCCCTTTAGGGGTTGGGGGTCATTAAAAAAATCCGCTCCGATCTTCACAGACCAGAACGGATATCAGAGTTCAAACCAATAATTATGAAAAAAGAAAAAGTAATTTAAGCCAGGTTCTTTTTAGTACCACTACCCTTGTCTAAGGTGGTCAATATCGTATTCCGGTACCGTAGCGCACAATCAGGATATCCATTATAACGGATCATTACTTCAATCGGGTCGAGGAAGTTCTGACGGTCCACCCACGCGTTGGCAATGTTTACCAGGAATGCTTCACGGATATTCGAGCCACCCTGGTTCCCGGCATAAGTCCCGCCAGGCATTCCCGCGCCCAGTACGTTGGGGTTAATCATCAGGGCAAACAGGATCTCTGAGTTCGCAGCTGCAGAGGTTACCAGTTTTTCAGCATCCATTGAATTTGTATCCAACTTAGTAATGATCCATCCCTGTTCTATCTTTCCGGTGATATCGTTTTGTTCATAGGTAGTAAACAAAGGCTTTTCGGCATTGTCAGCACCCAACAGGTTCGCTTCAATATCATCCATGTATAACCCGATAGCAGCCTCACGATCTTTGGTTGTTTCAAAATCAGTTTCAGGAAACTTCTTATCCCAGAACGAATACGGGATCTGTATATGAAATTTACAGGTTATCTGGTTCTTGTAAGCCTTCTGAAGGTATTTTGGCACCGACTTGGCAATGTCTATCCATCCGGCAAGGAAAGCAGAAAGCCACACAGGTTCTGAGTACGTATCGCGGTTACTCCAGGAGTCACGGATCATGAACACAGCGCTTTCTTTTCCTT